TTATTCCAAGCGTACAAGTCCACGGACCAGGGCCACACCATTGAATTGATTCTTGTGCAGCTCGAATGGTGGGTAATTAGAATTGTCGGATACAATCAGCACATGGTCTGCATCGGATCCAGGCATGATGCGTTTGATGAGCGGCCCCTGGACGGTATCGAGGACATAAGCTTTGTTCCATTGGAAGAATATGTCATTAAGTGGCATTCTCTGGCACGCAACAAGGTCGCCTGAATAGTAAGTAGGCTGCATGGAATCTCCTTTAATTTGGATGAGGAAGTCTGCCCCCTTGAATGCCGGGATGACATATCGCTCACATTCGTACTCCATGACGGATGTCTCACCAGTAAAGGCCCCAGCCATAGCGCTAAGCGGAACCAAGGGGATTCCAATTTGCTGATTTGAGGTTTTTCTTGCTAAGCTTTCTTCGATTGTCTTATTCTTTTCTTGAAGCCCCCTCTGAAAGACTCTTTCTTTAATTAGTTCTTTTGTATCTTCCTCGTCTTTTCCATCAAAAGGTGTACCAATCCCTTGTAGAAGCCATTGTTTACTGAACTCTGGGAACTCGGTAAGAAATTTATTAAAGTCGATTTCTTCTTTAGGCTCTAAGAAGTTGTTTGTGCAATTTAGTAAGGATGTTTCTTCAATCCCTAAACTCTGTGCTACGACATGAACATCATTGGTTGCTTCTATTAGAAATGACAACCTATCGTGTAATGGGATAGATTTAATGTTGTTCAAATCATCTTTCAACATGCTCCCCTTGCCGGTTAGCAGCCAAGCAGGATTTATAAAGTCACACTTTGTGTATAATAGTTCTGCGTCAAAAGTGTTTCTTGTATACCAATTTGAAACAGCCTGTGAAGAGATACCTAAAAACCTCGCAAAATCAGCGTTTTTGCTCATATTTAGGTGCGATTTTATGGCATCAAGCATTTCTCCTTTTGATGTAAATGAAACAGTTCGTGTCATTTTCTTCAGTTTTTATTTTGTTTAATGAAACAGAGTGTGTATATTTGCAGCGTGTTTAAGATGTAAACAGCGCGCCAAATATACAAAAAAGGCATGTGATTAGCGAATTTTAAGGATTAAAGTTAATGAAAGAAGAATTGATTTTGAAGGTGAAGCCGGAAACGCTGGATAGCCTTATAAATGCTTTGGTTGATATAACCGGTGAAATGAAAGCAGCTGCACCCGACCCGCAGGTGCGATTCGGGGATGAAGTTTATATGACTTGTCTGTGTCTGGAGAATACGGTATTGGGCGCTATTCGACAGGTAGAACTGAAGAAAAAAGAGGGCAAAGAGATTGCCGGATAACTGGCAGCCCGGAAAGACGGGCAGGGGCGGCAGGCACGGCCGGAAAGTTGGTAAATAGAAAATGAGAAAGCGTAGAAAGCCGCTGGGGTTCGATTCCCCTCGCCCCACGATATTAACTTCTAAAATTTAGATTATGGCAAAGAATTTCAATCAAGGAAGAGCTGAGCGCCAGTTCATGCAGAAGCTTCGCATGATGATAAGCAGCGCGGCTCATATCCAGAACATAGCTGATCAGGCTATGGAACTGTCCGAGCAATTCATGACGGAGGATGCGCAGAATAACTCTGATGCCTACCGGGTACTTGAAAATGTGAGTTGTGTATGTGAAGAAGCCATGCAAGTGTTGCTTGAGGAAGTACAGAAGGGAATACACCTTCACAAGATAGTTACAGATGATTCTGAAGTACAACGATAAAAATTTTATAGGAACGATATGAGAAAGCAGATTTTAACCGATAACGAAACCAAGACCTTTCTGATGAAGGTTTTCAAGTGCAGTCGTCAGGCAGTGTGGCAGGCACTGAATTTTCAGCGTGACAGCGACCAGGCCCGCCGGATTCGCACCCTTGCCCTGCAGCGAGGCGGGAAGCTGACAGACGGGAACTTCATCCCTAACTGCGAAACTACCTTTGAAGAGTGTGAGCATACCATGACCTGCACCTTCGGTCCCCGTGTGAAACTCGTGGTCGACAGGAAGACCAATGATGTGGACTTGTACGTGGACGGAAAACGGACTGAGACCTACCAATGCGAGTGTATACCAGACTTCATGCAGCTGCAGCATGAAACCCAGCAGCTGGCAGCCGCGCTATAAATTGAAAATGAAATGGAGTATTATGGAAAGATTTTGTGCATATCCTACAATGACCTGACCTACGACGACCGACCGGTGATGGTGAACGGGAAGGCTGATTACAGCAGAAGCCGCACGCTGAAAGGCGTTCATCCTTCCACTCTTTCCGAAGAAGAACTTGCTCCTATCCTGTCGGTACCCAATTACAAGAAATTAGCGGCCAAGAAAGAAATCAACGTAGTGCGACCCGGCAAGGGGCTTGGAAGTTATGCACTGGTAGAGATAGCGACCATGCCACTGCGGTTTCAGGAAAGGATAAAACTAAAATACGGAGATATGAAAGAGGACATAATCAGAAACTGGCTCGGCAGCCATTACCACATCGATGCGAAAGCCCGGGAATTCTACACCCGGTTCCGCTTTGACAACGGTGATGCCCTTCCGCCGGAACACATCCAGGAATATACGGTGAACGCTTCGGTGATTGAAGCTGTGATGCGTGCCATGGAGGATGCCACCTTTATGCGGAAGGCGATGAAGGCAGGACCGGTGAACTGGGGCGAACTGGCAGGAGCCATCAGTTATTATCAAGCAGAGTTCGGCCACACCTTGCCTGTGAGTTCCAACCGCTTTAAGAAGCGTGTGAATGATTTCAAGGCCAACGGCTACGAAAGCCTTATCAGCCGCAAGTTCATGAACCAGAACCGTCGGAAGGTGACCTACGACATTGAACGCCTGCTGCTGAGCATCGATGCCCAACCGGAGCAGCCCTTCAACACTACGGTGTGGGAGCAGTACAATATGTTCGTACAAGGTGATTTGGAACTATATGACCCCGAGACCGGCGAGGTGTTGAACCCGGCAGACTTTACCGACAAGGATGGAAATCCGCTGGTATTGAGTCCGGCCACGGTAGCCAACTACCTGAACAATCCCAAGAACAAGGCCCTTCGCGGCAAGCTGCACATGAGCCAGTGGGACTTCAACAATGCTTACCGCCCTTATCATCTGCGCAGCATCGGTGAATATGCCTTGAGTAAGGTTTCGCTTGACGACCGCGACTTGCCGCGCCCAATGAAGGACGGAAACCGCGTGAAAGCCTATTATGCCTACGATGTGGTGAGCGGCGCTGTAGTGGGATATGCCTACAACCGGTACAAGACTACCGAGTTGTTTTTGGACTGCATGCGAAACATGTTCCAGACCCTGGACCGGAACGGCATGTATATCCCTGCTGAACTGGAAGTGGAACACCACCTGGTCAGCGACTTTGCCGACGGATTGATGCAAGCCGGTACCGTTTTCCCCTTGATCCGCTGGTGTAACCCCGGAAACTCTCGTGAAAAACGTGCCGAGCATAAGAACCGCGAAAAGAAGTATGGTGTGGAGAAACGCACTCAGGTAGGTATCGGACGATGGTATGCCAAGCTGGAAGCCAACCGTCCGAAGGAAGAGAAGGTGTATGACGAAAAGAACAACACCTACAAGGTGAAGACCTACAGCTATGAAGAACTGGTAGCCGATGATATACGCGCCATCCAGACCTTCAACGCGCAGCCTCACCCCAACCAGAAACGCTATCCTGGCATGAGCCGATGGGATGTGCTTTGCGCCCACCAGAACCCGAACCTTGCGCCTTGGGACAAGGCCGTTCTTTACCGGTTCATCGGTCAGCACACCGAAACGACCATCCGGCAGAATACATACTGCACGGTGATGTACAACCAATACGGACTGCCCAGCCCGGAAATCATCGAAAAGCTGGAGCCGAGAAACTACAAGGTAGATGCCTATTATCTGCCCGATGCCGACGGAACCATCAGCGAGGTATATATCTACCAGAACGGACGATATATCGCCACCTGCAAGCCCGTAGCCCGTTACAATGAGAATACAGCCGAGCAGACCGACGCCGACAAGGCAGCCTATACCGAACAGTCCAAGTATGTAGCCCAATTCGACAAGATGATGAAGGAAGGCAAGATCAAGCGTGTGGGCATCCTTGCCAAAGAGGAAGCGAAACTGATAACAGAGGTACAGGCGGAAGCCGTTCCCCTTCCTGCACAAGCCGAGGAAGAAGATTACTCAGCCTATATGGACATCAGTGCCTTTGAGCATGATGCCGTAGCCAAGATATAATTAACGACGTTAGAACGAATTTAAAACAGCATTCAAATGGAAATAACAAATGAAGTAAAGCAACGTATTGTGGCAGCGATAGCCGCCGACCGTGAAAATTATCCCAGTGACAACCGTCATGCTACGGCACTGGGCATAGCCCCCAGTGTGTACAATACCATTAAGCGGGGCAATTATGAAAAGCAGGTCAGTGATGCCAACTGGGTAGGCATAGCCCGAAGACTGGGCGTGCAACTGCGTACAGAAATGCCTTGGCTGGCAGCACAGACCCCGACCTATGTGTTTGTGAGCAAGCAGCTGGAAGTGTGCCAGGGCAGCGGACTGAGCGCCATCCTGTGCGATATGCCCAATATCGGCAAGACCTTTACCGCGAAGGCATACGTGAAACAGCACAAGCACGCCGTATATGTGGACTGCAGCCAGGTAAAGACCAAGTTGAAGCTGATACGCTACATTGCCAAGGAATTCGGCGTGACCAGCAACGGACGCTACAGCGACGTGTATGAAGACTTGGTAGCCTACCTCCGCACGATTGATACGCCTCTGGTTATTCTGGACGAAGCCGGCGACCTGCAGTATGAAGCCTTCCTTGAACTGAAGGCCCTGTGGAACGCCACCGAGCGCTGCTGTGCGTGGTATATGATGGGTGCCGACGGGCTGAAGGAAAAGATTAACCGCGCCATCGAAGGCAAGAAGGTTGGCTATACCGAAATGTTGAGCCGCTACGGTGACTCCTACAGCAAGGTGACCCCGGATGATGCGCAGGAACGCGAAAAGTTTCTGAAGGCACAGGCTGCCATTGTAGCCAAAATCAATGCCCCGGACGGTGCCGACATTGCCAAGATTGTTCACAGCACCGGAGGCGGCTTGCGGCGCGTATATACCGAAATCGAAAAATTAAGGAGGATGCAAGCATGAAACTGAAAAGAGCCTACAGCCCCGGTGAGGTGCTGAATATGAAAATACCCCGGTATGAATTTACCGGGGATTGGCAAGCCTCGATAGGTAACCCTGCCAAAAGCGGCGTGTGGATTATCTGGGGTGCCAGCGGGAACGGAAAGAGCAGCTTTGTGATGCAGCTGACCAAGTACCTGTGCGGCTTTGGACGCGTGATCTATGACAGCCTTGAGGAAAGCACCGGCCTTTCGTTCCAGATGAGTCTGAAACGACATAAGATGGACGAAGTGCGCAAGCGTTTGGTTATTCTTGACCGCGAGTCGATGGACCAGCTGGAGGAACGCCTGCAGCGCCGTGGCAGTCCCAGCATCGTAATTATCGACAGTTTCCAGTATAGCGGTTTGAACTACAAGACCTACAAGGAGTTTAAGGAGCGCCACCCCAAGAAACTGTTTATCTTCATCAGCCATGCAGAAGGATCTCATCCGGCAGGCAGAAGCGCCCGTAAGGTGGAATATGATGCCGATGTGAAAATCATGGTGAGCTGCTTCAAGGCCTGGTGTAAGAGCCGTTTTATGGAAAAGCCCGGTGAACCCTATGTGATTTGGGAAGAAGGTGCTGCCAAAACATTGAAAGATGATAAAATGGAGGAATACTTGAATGATGGAATGGGAGAATAAGCTGTACCAGATATTGCTGCCCGGTCGTGAAGCCTTGGGCGTGATGGAAGACTGGCTGGAATGTAACATAGAAACAGACATTCGTCTGCGCAGAGCCAAGACGAAAGGGCATTTAGTGATAGAAACGACGGATACCATGTTTGCCAACCGTATTCGAATGTGGCATCCCGGATGTAAAATACATATCAAAACATTGAATAATGGAAGCGCAAAATGAAAAGAGAACCTGCTGCATCTGCGGCAAAGCGTTAGAGGGTAACGGATACAACCCGTTCCCCGTGAAAGAGGAAGGCAGCTGCTGCCGTTCGTGTAATTACAGCGTAGTCATTCCGGAGCGATGGAAACGCCATAAGGCTTATCAACGCGGTGAGGAGATAGAGAACAAGCGAGTGTATATCAGTGGAGCCATTGCCCACTATGATATAGCAGAGCGCAAGGAAGCCTTCGGGCGTGCAGAAGAACTGCTGAGAGCCGAGGGTTACGATCCGGTAAACCCATTTAATAACGGCCTGCCGGAAGAAGCCCACTGGAAAGCCCACATGCGGGCCGACATTGCCCTGCTGGTGGCTTGCGACTATATCTATATGCTGAAAGACTGGGAACTGAGCAAGGGAGCCAAGCTGGAACTTGACGTGGCCAGTTCGTGTGGCATTAAAGTATTGTTTGAAACCCATTAATTTTTTCTACATGGCACAGGAAGTAACCAACTTTTCCCGGTTCTATGCTTCGTTCAACAAGCTGCCTTATCATGGCGACCGGGAAGTCTTCAAGCAACAAATCGTGCTGCAGTACACCTGGAACCGTACAGACAGCTTGCGCGAGATGACCTCGAAGGAATATGAAGCCTGCTGCATCGGATTGGAGAAGCTGACCGGACAGGATGCTTGGCGTCAGAAGCTTCGCGAGGAACTGCGGCGAAAGCGCAGCGTTTGTCTGAAGCTGATGCAGCAGCTGGGGATTGACACCACCGATTGGGACCGAGTCAACGCATTTTGCAACAATCCCCGGATAGCCGGCGTACCCTTTGCCAGGATTAGTGCAGCAGAATTGGACCAACTGTCCGTCAAACTGCGGGCTATTCAACGAAAAGGAGGTTTAACCGATAAATAGAACGATATGGATAAAAAAGCACATGAAGCGCTTGAGCGCATCAGAAAAGACGTGATTCTAACGACATCCGATCTGGAGAACCAGGATGCAGCCGAGTTTTTCAACGAACTGGCCGACTGGGCGTATGCCAACGGTGAAGCCATGCTGATAGACGATGAACCGGAAATGCAGGATTACGAGGAAGAATAAAAACAAATAATCAACCATTCAAAAATGATTTAAACATGGAAAAGAACAACCAAGGTGTGGACATCAAGTCCCTGAGTAAAGAACAGCGAGCAGCCCTTATGGCCCAGCTGCAGCAAGAAGAGAAAGAAGACCGCATTGCCCGTCGTGAAACTTACGAGGCATTACGCGGTGAGTTTATGCAAGACGTGAAGTCGAAAGTTACCTCACTGGTTGAGGATGTCAAAGGCTTTCGCGGATGGCTGGAACAAGAAGCTGATGCCTTTACCAAGGTGATGAAGGAATACGGCCAGGTGAAAAGCGACGAACAGCGCAGCTACACCATTACGGACGGTGACTTCCGCCTGGAGGTGAAAAGCAACAAGGTGAAAGGTTTCGATGAACGAGCCGACATGGCTGCCGACCGTTTGATTGACTATCTGAAGCGCTACATGCAGAACAGTGAGAAAGGTTCGGATGATCCGATGTATCAGATGGCCATGACCCTGCTGGAGCGCAACAAGATGGGCGACCTTGACTACAAGAGCATTTCGAAGCTCTACGAACTGGAAGACAAGTTCGATGAAGAGTATGCAGACATCATGCGCCTGTTCAAGGAAGCCAACGTGGTGCAGCGCAATGCCACCAACTACTACTTCAGCCGCCGTAACTCTGAAAACGGTGTATGGACCCGCATTGAACCCAGTTTCTGCCGTTTGTAACCGGAAACCGTTAACCCTGTAAACAGAAAGCGCCGCAGTTGTTATAATTGCGGCGCTTTTATTCTTAAATTCGATGGAAATCAGCTATTTTTGTATGAGAAATAAAGTGTATGGGCAAAGGACGGGATAAAGAATTGATTAAGCTGCGTGACGAGGCACTGTGCCGCCGTTACTACTATTGGACAGAAATTCAGCGGTTGCGGTTCGACGATGCTTTAAAAGTGTTGTCGGAGCGCGAATTCTTTATATCTGAGGAACGTATCATGACCATCATCCGCCGGAAATCACGTGAGGGAACAGACTACAATCTGAAGCCTGTTCCCAAGGTGAAAGCCCCCCGTCTGACTGCCACCCAGCTTGAGCTATTCCCCGTAAGATGACGGCATGGCCGATTCATCGTGCAGTGTGAATGAGAATGTCATTTCATAGACCTTGATGTAATGCGGCATGGCATACGAACGGCTTTTCTCGCGTACCAGCGGCGAAGCATTGTCCGTGCACTGCAGGCATTGCAGCGACTTGTATAATTTCTCGGCCAGCTGCTGCCTTTCCCTTACCTTGTCATACGTGCCGGATGCGTAGCTTGTATCGTCGTAACAATCGATAGCCAGCCGTATGGTCAGCATGGATTCGCTTTTCTGTACCCCATATCCAAGGTCATTCCAGTCAGAACTTGTATTTCCAATCAATACACAAGGAAAGGTGACCGGGTACTGGTCTTCTTCTGCCCCCATTTCCAATTGGCCGTAGTCCTCATCAATGAGCGAGAGTTCCGGCATTTCCTGTGCAATCTGTTCCATGATTGCGATAAAAACTTCTTCCATATCCTTAGCTGTTTAAAATGTTGGTAATTTCCTGATCCACCTTCTCCCGTATGCGGCTGTTCAATTCTTCGCTTTCTCCCATGAACTGGCGCTGCGGGATGCGGATGTGCAGTTTCTTTTTCTTTGTAAGTGCCATGTTTCCCCAGAACTGTGCCTGTGGATTCAGTTCCTTCGGTTTGATACGTCGTTTAACGCGTTTCTTTTGCCCTGTGCCGGCTTTCTTTCTTTTCCCCGAAGCCTTGTAGAACTTGGCCCATGCAAAGCGCCTCATGCGGTCTGTGACGGTGACATCGATTTCGCCGCCCCAGTTGTGGACGGGTGCATAGACCACCTCGTTAAACACCCTTACCCGGTAGTCGGCAGGTGTATATCCGACCGATTTGAAAAGATGCTTCCTGCCGGAGAGCAGCGTACCATAATTGCTGGCGGCATCGGTACCTCCCGAGGACAGCCGTTTGGATTTTGGCCAAGGGTGAAGACCGCCATTAACAAAACCACCCTGGCGGAAGTTATCCTGGAAATGGTCTTTGGCCATACGTCCTACCATGACCGGCATTTTGCGCCGCATCATGCTGTCCAGTCTGTCACGTTTCCGCTTTATCAGTTCTGCAAAATCTTTTATGTCCATAATCATTAGTAATTCAAGAATAATTTATAACTTTGCAACCAAGGCTTCCAATATGCCTTTTATGCGTTATGAATATACCGGAACAAGTGAAGAATGAGGCCCGTGCGCTTATTGAGCAATACGGTGACACCTTCGAATACCTTGGTATTTATGAAGGTCAGGAAGCCTATGTATTCAAGTTCCCAGAAGATTCCTGTACCGGTTATCCTTTTGTTTACCTGTATGACGGTAAAGAAGCAACCGAGATAACCGGTCCGTTATCCCTTGACGTTATCGATTCATGTATCGAAAATATCGAGGAAGGAGACATCGAATAATTTATTGTCAATTCTCAGGACTCCTCTGCAGCTGTGGGAAGTTGCAGCTCCTATTTCACATAAATATTTCACATCTTTCCATTCCATCCCGGAACCGGCAGAATTGTCGCTTTGGGGTTCTATGTACCTTAGTTCGCCGTCTGCGAAACGTTGCAGGATTGTAGCATGTCCGCCCCCGCTTTTCCAACCGATACTCAATTCATACACGCCTTCTTCTTTGCATACTTCATTGAAATACTCCATGTATCTTTTAGGCGTCATTTTCAGGTATCCTTTGTGTGCAACCCAATTGTTTATACTTATATGCTGCACCGGAGTACCATCGATGTTTTTCCAGACTTCAAAAGCACGCCCATTACTAAGGTATTCAAGTTTTGACCCTGCAACATTGCCCTTGGCTGTAATATCCCATCCTCTTAACCGTAAAGCGTATGCCGATGCGCAAGTCTGACAGTTGATGCTGTATGGAGTATCCCGTTTTTTATCGTAATCGCTGTTCTTCCGGTAACGGTTTCCCCTTTTATCACGATATATCCCGTTAGGATCAGGAATATACTCGTCCACGTGTTTGGGATTCGCATTCTGTTTATCCGCCTTATCCACATCCATAGGTTTCCCTTTTTTGATTTTAAGAGCCTTTTCTATTTCGAGGTTGTTCTGGGCAATGGCCATTTTTTCCTCCCTGGTAAGACTGTTCGGCATTTCCGCAATCATTTCATCAATGCGCGCCATAAGTTTATCCACCGCTTTTTTGGCACCCTCGTGGGCTTCCGTCTGATATGGATGATTGTCGGAAAACAGTTTGCCGTCCGTTCCCGGATTGTTATCCAGTCCGGGGTGTGGCTTGTTCTTGTCGTCTTCGTCCGGAAGTGGTGTCGGTTCCTCATCGGTGGCTGTAAGGTCGCACTTGCAATTCCACCGGTCTCCCGGTCGGTGGATGTTCCAGAACGGATCGTCAATCGGTCGGATGGTATTCCAAAATGGGCGGTGGTCAGCCCCCGGATGAATGGAAGTAGATGGTAGCCATTTGAGATTGGGCAGAATATCGCGTTCGCGCAGGAACTGTTGCCAGTCAGCCGCCTGATGCGCCCGAATGACCGCCGTATCATACTCCGTCCGCAGCCAGTGACGAACCTGATGAGAAGCAATGGGCAAGACTTCCTGTACCCATTTGTCGAACGGTTTTAAAATGCCGTTTGAATCCAATAAAAGTCGTGCCATGTCATTCTGCATACGATGTACCTTGAATGCCGAGAATACGGCGTTGTTCCGGAGTATGGCATTTCTGAAATCCTCGTCCGGAGTAATGGCCTTGGATTTGCGGAACCCTTCCTTTGCCGCCTTGTTCATCTTTGCCCATATTTCATTGAACAGGTTGATTTCGATTTCGGTTACCGGATGAAAGTCCCTGCTGTATATGTTCAGCAAGGCACGCCGCAGCACCTCTTCGGAAAAGTCAAACTCCATGGAGATGCTGCCATTATCAGCCGCATACAGTCTGTCGACTACCAGTCTAAAGCTGCCCCGTCTGCCGGGGCTTTCACGAAAAAACCTTTGAGCCAGTTCCGGAAGTTTCTTTTCTGTTTCGGTGTCGGTTCATCATCCCGTCCCTTATTCGCTGGTTCCGGTTCCTTCTTTGGGGTTGGAACCAGGGCAGCCTGTGCAGCCTCCCTTTGCTCAGCCTTCAACTGCTCGTAGTTGGCCGGTTTGTCGATGCCGAATTCCTCATAGAGATAGTCGTCGTCGATGGGGATGTTGAAGTTCTTCTTCAGCTGCGTAAGGATGGATATTTTGGTGCCTGCATCCGTTTCCTTCGGTTCCGGGAAGCAGAATGTACCCCCTTCAGTATTGATGCCCATGTGCAGCAGAATGTCCGTCATGTCGTAATTTAACACATTGAGCACGTATTTCCGGTCAGCCTCCAGCACCTTGTCTTCCACCTTTTTATGCACCGTACCCAAAGCCTGTGTACCTTTTTCGGACGATTCGGTGGTCAGCGTATTGCCCAGTATCAGTTTGGATATTTCATTGTTGCACCGTTCGCAGAGGCGTTCATAGACATCGGCAGACCCCGTTTTGTTGCCGGCTTCCGTGAGCTTGAGTTCCGTATCCTTGGCATGAAAGAACTGCGCCAGGCTTCCGGCATTCGCAGCATCCTCCATGGCCCGCTGACGGGACTCGTCGTCGTCGGAATCATAGATATATTCCTGGATAGGCATGCCGAATACCTCGGAGAACTGTGCCCAGTCGCCCGTGGTGTTACGCTTGTAGATGACCCACGGGGCTGCCTTGGCCAACAGCCCCAAATCGGACGGCGAACCCACAAAAAGCAAGTCGGTATATTCATCCCAGGAATGGCCGGTGATGTCTGTCTGGTGCCGCAAGATGAGTTCCCTGACCGGATCCACATGCTTACGCGGTACCAGGTCGTAGTCCACCCATTCCTGCAGCTTGTAGAACTGGCAGAGCGAAAAGCCCCAGAACTTGGCATCGAGGATGTCACCCACCAGCCGGTTGAACCAGGGCGACTGTATCTGTTCGTTGATTTTATCGTCAGGCTTCCCGTCCACCCGGAATTCCATGTTGGAGCACAGCACAGCATTCTTGCGCTTTTCGATGACACAAGAAAGGTGCGTATCCATCAGAATATCCTCGTAGAGGTCATAGAGTTTGTAACGTCGTGAGAAGTCGACATTCTCGGCTGCCTTGACGGCTGCCATGTAGTCGGAAATGTCCAGTCCGAAGCGTTTGGGCTGTGTGAGCACAATCACATTCGGTTTCTTCTGCCCCGGCAAGGCGAAATTCCCCCCTACGGTGATGATGCCGGCTTTGTTGTTTTTTCTGTTTTTCTTCTTCATACTGCTTGCTTTTTACCAGTGGTTCGTACGTTTGCGGTTGCTTTGAATGCGGAAATCCGATCTGCCTGCCCTTTCTTCCTCCGGCAGCAGCGGAGCCCCTTCGATAGATATATCCTCGTCGGCCACCGCCTTCATCCATTCCACTGCCCGTTCGTATCGGTCCTTGCGTACCTGGGAAAGTTTCTGCGGGTTGTGGATGCAGAAGATGTGATAGACTGCCATGTCGATGACCATCATCAGCACGAGCTGGTTCCGGTTCTCGCCGGTAGCTTCGAAGATTTTGTTGCAGTCGTAACGTTTGCTCAAGTAGCATCGCATTTCGGCAATGGCCCTGTCCTCGCAAACCTCAATGACCGTTTCGTCTTCGCGTACCAGTGCGTCGAGAATGTCGCGATGGATACTCGCATCGTAATCGGTGAGTTCTACAAATTTGCTCATAGTCCTATTTTTTTTAGAGTTGTCATAATCTTTTCTTGTTCCGTTTTCTCATATCCTTCCTTGAACGGAAAACGGGCGGTTCGATGCGCCTGATCAGTTCATCGATGATGCGGTTCGCCCCTTCGACCGCATCCGGTCCGTCGGCCGGGTAACGCATGGTCAGAGTGAACAGCTTGAACTGGTCTTCCAGTTCCTTCATGTGCGGATTGTCCCGTTCAGCCTCGTTGAGGATGAGGTTCCCTTCGCGGTTGAGCGGTTCAAGGTTGGCCTCGATACGCGTAGCCTTGTCCGTCTTCTTCTCCTCGTCGCCCCGGATGAACAGGGCAATCTTCTGTTCACGACGCACCTTTGCCACCAGCGGTTTGAACACCTGCTGGAAGAAAGGGTCCTGCAGCTTGTTGTTCTCCATGTAGCAATAGACATTGGTCTTACCCCCGACAAAATCAAGCATGCGGACATACCAGTCAATGAACTCCGCATTGAGTGCTTGCGCCAGAAAAGTCTTGATGACGTAAAGCCTGCCACCCAATTTGCCACAAAGTGAAACCGTCTTGAAGGATTTCCCTTTCTTCCCCTTGCTTTCGCCCGGTGCCGGGTCGCCATACGCCACGAGAAACTTGAATTTAGAGAGGGCCGGAACCTTTCCGTATGCTATGTCCTCGAAGACCTCGCCTACGGAAATGGGATTGTTGAAATATTCCCCCTGTGCAGCCTTGGTTGAAATTTTGGAGAGCGTACGGTCGATGTCTTCCTCCGAGTTCTTTTCCGGCCATGTGGAAAATCCGTTTTTGTCGCGGATGTTCACGATGTCCCATGAGTCGGCCATTTCGCCCGCCCTCACCACGCAGCAGTCCTTGGCAATGATGTTTCCGCAGAAGATGACCAGTGTAGGTTCGGAAATGGACCGCGTGGGGTACAGCGCATTTTCCCACCAGTCCCAGCGCTTCTGGATGATGTCCGGGTTCTTGGTGTCCTCGTCCGTATCAAAGTCATCGACCAGCAGCACGTCGGGACGTATGGCCTCGTTACGCGAACCACGTGGAGACTGCCCGGCACCCAGTGCGCGGAAAGAAACCTTCCCTTTGGTGGTGAATTCATCCCCGGTCCATGAGCCCGGCATTTCCTGTTTGCCGTAGTATGCCATGATGCGCCCATTGGCTTCGAGGTTAGCCCGGTAGGGATCGAGCAGCCGCACCGCATTGTCCTTGCTGTTGGAGGTCAGAATCACATTCTTTTTGCGTCCGGTCAGCGTGAGATACATGACGATGAACATGGTGATGGTGGATTTGGCCAGCTCACGGCTCCAAGACAGCACCTCGAACCATTCATCGTGTGCAATGATCCGCCGGATAGCCTTTTTCTGGAAGTCGGCAAATTCATATTTGGCATAATTCGGGAAAAAGAACCTGATCCATTCAATGGGGTGTTTTTCGAGGTAAGCCCTGTGTTTTTCACGTTCGGCAGCCGTCATGTTCCTGTCGACGGGTGTAGCCCTTGCGATGTCGTCTTTGTACTTCTCCCAATCGAGTAGAGCGAGTCTGTCAGTCTGTTTCATTGTCTGTCCCTTTATAATTTGTTTTTAATGTACGCATCGGCTATGCTTGTTATTTCCTTAGCCTTTTCGAGGTCGGCTTCCCTCACCCAATCGACGAACCCGGTGATGACACTGATGATGTCGGCAATGCCCACTTCCTGCTCCATGTTGCGTATGGCCGCCGACAGTTTCCCGAGAATGTCCGCCTCCTTGGATGAAGGAAACCGTTCCCCCTCAGGCCGTTCGGCGATGGCCTTGTTTATTTCGGCCACCTGCCTGTAGAGGTTAGCCACCTGTTCCTGCCTTGTGAGCGTAAGCCCCACCTTCTGTTCCTCCCACTTCCCGGCCCGAACCCAATTAGATACGGACACCCGTGACACACCCACCCGGTCAGCAATTTCCTGCTGTGTGAGGTTTTCCTTGAGATACAAAGTTTTTGCCCATTCCTTTTTCTGGGCATTCGTCAAATCTGCCATAAATCGTCCTTTTTAGTTGTAAATCACGTTACAAAATTGCATTAAAAAGCGGTGTTTGTAAAAGGCTGTACGCATGATGACGGGTTATAGCGTTATGATAACGCCAGAAAGCGTCATGATAAAAACGCGGTTTCCTGGTGCCATAGGAATGTTCTATTTTCGCATCATCGAAAGGCGGGGCAGCCCGCAGGAAAGTGTATGACGATGAGCAGATTTTTCAATATTACAACGAGTGACGACGGTACCAGTACGATATTCCTGTATGGGGACATCGGAGACTATACGGAGGTGCAAAGCGGGCGCATAGCCCAGGAACTGATGGAAGCCGAACGCGTGAGCCGGCGCATCCATGTACGTATCAACAGCAACGGCGGGGAAGTGTACAGCGGCATTGCGATATTCAACGCCCTGCGTCATAGCAAGGCCGACATCCGGATTTATGTGGATGGCATCGCTGCCAGCATGGCCAGCGTGATAGCCCTTTGCGGCAAACCTGTAGAGATGAGCAAATATGCCCGTCTGATGCTGCACAGTGTGAGCGGCGGGTGCTATGGCAACAAACAGGACCTGCAGCGCTGCATGGAAGAGATAGAAAGTCTGGAGGGCAGCTTGAGCGAAATCTATGCCGAGCGGCTGGGCATGAGCCAGGAAGAAGTGAAACAGACCTATTTTGACGGCGAGGACCACTGGCTGACTGCCCAGGAAGCTCTGGACCTCGGTTTCATAGACGGCATCTATGATGCAGACCCCGTGCCGGCCGACAGTACGCCGGCACAGATATATACTTTATTCAATAACCGGCTCATTGAGCCACAAAACAACAGCGAAGACATGAATCTGGAAGACGTAAAGAAACGCCCGCGCTTCAAGGACTGCGCGAGTGATGCGGATGTGTTCCGCCTGATGGACCACCTGGAGGAAGAGGCCGGCAAGGTACCTATCCTTACGAAAGAGAACACCGACCTGAAGGCCAAGGTGAAGATCTACGAGGACAAGGCTGCCGCCGAAGACCTTGCCGCCCGCAAGCAGCTGCTTGACGCAGCCGAGCAGGACGGCCGCATCGATGCGACCACCCGTCCCATCTACGAAAACCTTTTGGCCAACGACCGTGAGAACGGCGAAAAGGCCCTGGCCCAACTGCCGGTGAAGCGCCGTGTGATGGAAGACCTGCACTTGGAACCGAACGGAGATGAAAGTCCCTGGGCCAAGCGCATGCGAGAAATTAAGGACAAACGTAAAAAGTGATTGAACTATGGCAATAATTGTAAGAAACACGAATTACAGCGGCGAGGTACTTGAACAGTTGCTGACGCTTGCCGCTACGAGCAATGAGATTGTTGAAAAGGGGCTGATCATGGTGATTCCCGGTGTGGAAAAGAAAATCAGCCTTCCGCGCCTGAAGACCGGCAAGATGCTTCAGAAGCGCAAGGAGAACCCCAACGTGGAGGATTCGAAGGGCAACTTCAACTACGACGAGAAGAGCCTTGACCCTGTGGATTTCATGGCCTTTACCGTATTTAACCCCCGCACGTTCGAGAACATCTGGCGCAAGTGGCAGCCGAAGGGCAACCTGGTATTCTCGGAACTTCCGCCCGAAGCTCAGAACGCCCTTCTTTCCGAGCTGGCCAAACAGGTGCAGTTTGAATTGGGCGACCACTATGTGAACGGCGAATATGGGGATGATGACGACCACCTTTTCAACGGCATTTTGAAACAGATGTCGAAAGATACAGAGGTGATTGTGGTGGACAGTTCAGAATCGACCATGCTGGGCAGACTGAAAGCCATGCGTGCTAAGATTCCCGTGGCCATCCGCAACCACCCGGACCTTCGCATTCTGATGAGTGTGAACGACTTTGACAAATATGATGACGAGCTGACCCAGCGCGAGGCCAAGAACACGAGCGAAACCGACGTGAATGCCCGCCGCTACAAGGGCATTACCATCGAGACGCTTGCTGCCTGGCCCGATGATCTGATTGTGTGTACCCTTTGTTCGCCCGATGCCGGCGGCAACCTGTTTGCGGCTGTGAACCTGCAGGACGATGAAGACGTGATTCAGATTGACAAGATTTCGAACGCCAGCGAACTGTACTTCTTCAAGATGCTGATGAAGGCCGATACGAACATTGCCTTCGGTGAAGAAGTGGTGGTGCTGGACAAGCGCAGCAACCCCGTGTTCAAGGCGAGCGAGAAGAAGATTTCAGTTGACCCTGCCAGCGTGACCCTTGAGGCTACCGGTGGCAGTGAAGAAGTAACCGTGACCGCCAGCGGTGAATATGAGATAGGCAGTGCCCCTGCCGGCTTCAAGGTGGAAGCGACGGATAACGGTGTAAAGATTTCGGCCGGTGCAAACAGTGGCAGTCAGAAAACCGGTACGCTGACCCTTACGCTCAATGCCGACCGCAGCAAGACGGCCAAGATTACCATTACCCAAAACCAGAAAGAATAAGATGATATGGCAAAGTTGAAGTATCTGGTAATTCATTGTACGGCTACGCCTGAAGGCCGTGAGGTAAGCAGCGCAGACATCCGAAAGTGGCACACTTCGCCCGTGAAGCAAGGTGGTCGAGGCTGGAAACAGGTGGGCTATACCGACCTGTTCCATCTGCAAGGCGGAGTGGAACGCTTGGTGAACAACAACGAGGATGCGCAGGTGGATCCGTGGGAAGTGACCAACGGGGCCAAGGGGTACAACAGCGTGAGCCGCCACATTGTGTATGCCGGCGGTGTGGCCAAGGATGGCAAGACCCCGAAGGATACCCGCACCGGCTGCCAAAAAAAGGCACTGGAGAAGTATGTGAAGGACTTCCACCGCAGATTCCCGGATGTGCGCATTGTGGGACACAACGAGCTGGCGGCCAAGGCCTGCCCCAGCTTTGATGTACAGAAATGGCTGAAAGAAATAGGTATTAACCAATAATAAAAGAAGCAATCAATGAAACGAATTATGCTGTTTATGATGCTGATGCTCGGTGCGGTATCGGCTGTGATGGCCCAAGGGGCTGATGTTCCGGAAACGGACTATGACGCAATGATAGGCACCTTTGCCGGTTTTGCAGCCGGTGTGGTGGTGCTTACCGAAGGTTTGAAGGGCTTGTTCCCCCAGATGAAAGGCTGGGTGACTCAGTTGGTAAGCTGGTGTGTGGGCCTGGTATGCGTGATGCTGCTGTGGTGGCTTGATGCGGGGTTTGTGAGTGATGTGAGCTGGGACATTGCCTTGCTGTATGGCTTTGGTGCCTCGCTTGTGGCCAACGGCGTGGCTGACACGGGACTGGTGCAGTGGGTTATCGGGTTATTCCGCAAGAAACGCGAGGAAACAGCATAAAAGGTTGACTGACTAAAAAAACGGGTGGTATGGACTTTAGCGAGATCATGAACATCATACTTAGCGGCGGCCTTGTGGGCACTGCAACAGCCATCGGTTCACTGCGTGCCACGGTGAGGAAAGCGAAAGCGGAAGCGATGAAGGCCGAAGCCGACGCGGAAGGTGTGCGTGTGGACAACGCGGAACATGCCACCCGCGTTTTGGTAAACAACATTGTGGTACCCTTAAAAGAAGAGCTGAATGCAACAAGAAAAGACCTGCAGGCCAACAAGCGCGAAATGGCGCGACTGCGCAAGGCCATTGACACTGCCAACAGTTGCCGCCATCATGATGACTGTCCTGTGCTTGGCGGGCTGCGCAAGCAGCAGGAAGAGCATGACGGCGGAGAAGACACAGACGGAAACGGCAAGCGCAGACAGCGCGAGCGGAAGCCGACGGGCGGGACTGGTGATGGCGGGGATACCGGCGAGTGCGGTGATGCTGACGATAGCGGCGGACAGCCTCCGTAAGCTACCCGAAGGCGCGGTGTATCGCGGCAAGAGCGGTCAGGCCAACCTGACGGTAGGGACTGACGGCAAGGGGAACCTTGTGGCCGAAGCCTCGTGTGACAGCCTGCAGCAGCTGGTGCTGTGGTATGAAGAAGAGCTGACACGCATCCGAAGCGAGACCAAGAATAATGTTTCGAATGACGTTCAAATGGAAGAAAAACGCCCTCCGAACCGGATGCGGACGTTTATGACAGGTGTATTGGCCGGCTTATTGGCCGGTGTGTTATTAACCCTCAAAGTAAAGAGACAATGAACAAGAATTTTATTTATGGCATAGCCAGCGTGAAGTTTGGTGACAAACATGTGGGCTATATTGAAAAAGGCAGCTGGGACTGGGGCGGCCAGAAGCCGGAGAGCGTGGACATTGAGGCAGAACAAGTGCCGGATGCCCCGGTGCTTACCCTGCTGCAAAAGAACGGCACGGTGAGCCCCACATTTAACCTGATTCAGCTGGACTACAAGAACCTGAAGGCGGTGCTTGGAGGCAAGCTGGCTCCGAATGATGAAACCCCCACTTCGTGGGAAGCCCCGGAGGAATTGATCCAGTTATCGGGCAAGTGGGAAATCAAGTTTGTGAGCGGTCAGACGATGACGATACCCAACGGCGTGATATTGGCCAACCTGGGCGGCAAGCTGACGCTGACGGAAGTGTCGAAGGTGGAATGCCAGCTGAAGATCAACAAACCAGCGGAAGGCGGTGCCCCATATAAGATTGCTGATGCTGCAGGCTAAAATTGAGCGGAAATGGACAACCGATTGGAACAACTGATAGAAATGGAGTGTGCGGATGCGCTGCTGGACAGCGGCGTGTCCGTTCCTCTTAAAAGGTGGAAGCTCCCGTGGCTGAAACGTCCGCTGGAGGTGCGTGTGACGATGAAGCGTCCGAGCCTGCGCGGGCAGATTCTGCTGGCGAGGGAATACCTGAAGATGGGTGTTGCATCCGGGTGGCAGCCGAAGGACAAGACCGAGGAACTAAGCTTTGTAGCGGAGCATGGCAAGGCTGTGAGCCGTCTGCTGGCCTATACGGTGTGTCGGGGCTATGTGTCGCGACATGTAGGTATCGGTGTGACGGCCTGGGTGCTGCGGAACTTTGTGGAGTGGAAGTATCTGATGGCGCTGTTCCGAACGTTTGAGCGGCTGATGGGCACGAAGGATTTTATGCGTATTATCAGCTCGGCGGCGCGGGCGAACCCGATGACTCCGAGACTGAGCCAGGCAAGGATGGGGAGTTAAGAACCCGTTATGAGGGTTCCCATAGCCCTTTCGGTTTCGTGTGGCAGGTGGCGAGTGCAACGGGCTGGAGTGTGGACTACATTCTGGACGGTGTGAACTACCAGACACTGATACTGATGCTGAGCGACGCGCCGCGGTATGTGCGGCAGAAGAGGGGCAGCAGTAAGTGTGACAGCCACCCGGAGCGCAGCGCCGAGGATGAAGCGAACGATATAGTAGGATTTTTTCAAAGCAAACTGGAATGAGTAAACCTGTAGAAGTTGAATTTTTGATGAAGGATAACCTTACGCCCGGCATGAATAAAGCCGAGCGTGAGGCACTGGAACTGCGTAATACAGTAAGGCTGTTGGAAGCAGAACTGGAGAGGTTACGTCTTGCAGGTGAGACAGCTGCCCCGAATCTGGACCAAAGTGCCAATATTGCGCAGATCCATGCGCTGGAGAAGCAGCTTGAGGAACTGCACGCCCAGTTGAAAATGTTGCAAAATGAATCGGAATCTGTACAGGTCACTCCTGCGGATATACCTAATGCACAGCGTCAGTTCAATGGTCTGCACAACAGTATCCAGCAGATGGCGCGTGAAATGCCTTCCTTGGCAATGGGCCCGCAGATGTTCTTCCTGGCCATATCCAACAACCTGCCAATCTTTACCGATGAGTTGGCCCGTGCCCGGAAAGAATACGATGAGCTGCAGAAGTCCGGCAAGAAAGGCACACCGGTATGGAAGCAAGTTCTGTCCTCACTCTTTTCCTGGCAGACGGCTATGACCACCGGCATCATGTTGCTGGTAATGTACGGTGATGAAATCTGGGATTGGACGAAAGGCTTGTTCAGCGCCAAAAAAGGCGTGGATGAATTCAGCATATCACTGAAGGAAATGACCGAGATAGAGAAGGACGGCCGTGCCCAAATGGTGCGTACCCGTTTCGAACTGAAATCAGTTACCGATGAGATAAAGAATTTCACCGGAAGCAAAGAGCAGGAAAAAGCCAAAGTGGAGGAATTGAACCGCAAGTATGGGGAGTCCTTCGGATACTATAAAACACTTTCTGAATGGTATGACGCCCTTATCCAAAAGAGTGAAGACTATGTGCAGGTACTTTTGCACCAGGCCAATGTTCAGAATCTTGTAAACAAAGCGGCAGAGGCTGATGAGGAAGTGAATAAAATAATGGCGCAAAAGCCGGAAGAAGCAGAAAGCGCCATGGGATTTTGGGGAAAGGTGGGCCAGTATATCATTCAGTCCAGTATGGCAGAAGCCGGACAATTCTATGATGCACAGGCAGCCATTAAACAGCATGATCAGGAAGCTTATGATACATTGTTGGAAAACGCAAAAACCAAACGTGACGGTTATCTGACGAAAGCGCAGGAAGAAGTAAAGAAAGCCGCAGAGGCTGCCAAGAAAGGAAATATCGGTGGACATGTTGACCCTAAACAGCCGGGAACAGATCCAAAATCAGAAACCCAAAGACGGCTTTCTACAGAACGCAGGCTGGCACAGGAACTTGCCGCCCTGCAGGCTGAAAACCGAAAGGAAGAGATAGACCGTATGAAAGACGGCACCGATAAGAAACTTGCACAAATAGAATATGACTATAACGCGCGAAAAGAAGAAATTAACCGGCAGGAAGCATCCTGGAAACGGGAAAACAAGGAAGCTGGTATAACTACCGGGGGAGGCGGTTTGACCCCAGACCAGAAAGATGCCCTTGCTGCTGCCCGGGATTCCAACGACAAGAACCGGAGTGCAGCTCTTGCTGCCACCTTTGAGGAAGAAAAGGAAAAAGAAGCCGAAGCCATGCGAGATTACCTGTCGGAATATGGCAACTACGAGGAAAAGAAACTGGCCATCACGCAGGAGTATGAAAAACGCATTGCAGAAGCCACAACAGAAGGCGAACAAAAAACACTTCAGGAAGAGTTGAAGAAAAAGATGGCAGATCTGGACATAGAGGAACTGAAGGAAGGGTTGGACTGGGAATCCGTCTTCGGAGACCTTGACAAGGTATCCACTGAAAGCCTGCAGTCACTCCGTACCCGTCTGAAGGAATATATCGATACTCAAAAGGATCTACAGCCGGACAGTCTGAAAGACCTGGTACGTGCGATAGATTCCATCGACAAGAAACTGAACGAACGCAATCCTTTTACAGCGTTGAAAACATCCATATCCCAGGTGCAATCCACGACCTTGTCAGTCAAGGAAGCCCAGGAAGCCTACAACAAGGCCGTCAGGGAAGGAACGGAAGCCGAGCAACAGAATGCCAAGGCTACGCTGGATGCAGCGCGGAACGCCAAGCAGAAGGCTTTGGCCGAGGCCACGGACGCGCTGCATAACAGTGTGGGCCAGGTGAAGGAATATGTGGGTGCTGCGGAAGACCTGCTTGGGCTGGTGGAGCAGTTCGGCATCGATCCCCCCGAATGGATGGGCGAATGGCTGGATGGTATGGGGCAGACGCTGGACGGGCTGGAGAGCATAGACTTGACGCGGCCGATGAGCATTCTGACCGGTGGTATCAAGGCATTGGGCGGTGTGGTGAAACAGGTGTTCAGCCTGGGCGGTATCATCAACTGGAGCGGCAGCAATGCCAAGGAGGTGCAAGCCACCATGGAGCGTCTGACCAACCGGAACGAGATGCTGCAGACCTCGATTGAGGACCTGACCGACACCATCAAGCAGAGCCGTGGTACAAAGAGTGTGGCGGCTTACCGCGATGCGTACAAGATGCAGCAGGAAACGAATTCGAACTACCTGCAGATGGCGATGGCACAAGCCGGATACCACGGCAGTCACCACAGCTGGAACTACTACTGGGGCGGTTTCAACCAGGCACAGATAGACAAACTGAGCGGACAGATTGGCCGACAGTGGGACGGGAACCTGTGGAGCCTGAGCCCGGAGGAGATGAAGGCGCTGCGCAGCAACGTGGACATGTGGACGCAGATACAGAACACCGGCAAGGGCGGTTACGGCGGGCGACTGACCGAAAAACTGGATGACTACATAGACCAGGCCGGCAAGCTGGAGGAACTGACCGACCAGCTGTATGAAGGGCTGACGGGCATTTCGTTTGACGGAATGTATAGCAGCTTCATCGATAATCTGATGAACATGAAGTATGGCGCGAAGGATGCGGCGGAGGATATATCCGAGTACTTCATGCGGGCGATGCTGAGCAACAAAATCGGTGAACTGTACAGCGAAAAACTGAAAGGCTGGTGGGAGAAGTTCGGCAAGGCGATGGAGGACAACGAACTGACCGAGGCGGAACGGAACGCGCTGACTGAAGAGTACATGCAGTATGTGGACGAAGCCCTTGCCCTGCGTGACAACCTGGCTGCCGCCACGGGCTACGACAAGACCGAAGCCGGCGGCACCAGCCAGAGTGCGAAAGCGGGCGGCTTTACGGCCATGACGCAGGACCAGGGTACGAAGCTGGAGGGTATGTTTACCAGCGGGCTGCAGCACTGGAGTAGCATGGACGATAATCTGGAAAGCGTGGTGGAGAAGATGGACACGGCCGAAGGGCATCTGGCTCGGATAGCCGAGAACACCGGTGTGAGCGCCGGACACCTGGGCGAACTGAAGGAAGTGATAAAGAAAATGATACGTGACGGACTAAAAGTGAAGTGATATGGGCAATATACTGAGCGGACTGGTGCTGGTGAACGGCACGGACATCTGGACGGAATACGGCGTATTCCTGGTGGAAGACCGGCGCGGCGGCATGGAGAACCTGACGGCCATCCTGACCCCGAGCAAGGCCAAGAAGGATACGGCTGTGGACATACGGGAGGAGCACGGGGAGAAATACAGCCCCGTGCTGACCCCCCGGAATGAGGCACGTGACGTGACGCTGCACTTTGCCCTGTACAACAAGACCAAAGCCGGATGGATGAAGCAGTACTTTGCCTTTGTGAATTTCCTGAAGCAAGGGAAGGACGGCTGGATGGAGATCCGTTTCCCCCAGCTGGACCTGCAACTGCGGGTGAAGTATGCCGACTGCACGAAGTTCACCCCGCTGACCTATCTGTGGACGGAAGGCGTGCATGCCGGAAAGTTCCGGGTAAAGTTCCGGGAACCGAAACCGATTATATAACCATTCAAACGCTATTAGAATATGCTTCTAACGATATATGACAAAGCCGGGATCAAGCGTGCGGACGTGGCTGTGAACGACAGCTCGACGCAAAGCAAGGAGGTACAGGGAGACAATGTGCTTTCCCTGTCGTTCAGCTATTATGCCTTCCTGCCCCTGGACGTGAACGACTATACGGACTATCTGGGCGAGCGGTACTGGCTGACGGAACGCTACACGCCGAAGCAGGTAAACGAGGGCGAGTGGGACTATGACCTGAAGCTGTACGGCATGGAGAGCCTGATCAAGCGGTTCCTGGTGCTGGAGACGACGGACGGGGACACGAACCCCTTGTTTACCCTGACAGCCATGCCCCGCGAGCATGTGGCGATGGTGGTGAAAGCCATCAATGACGGCATGGGCCACATTACCGACTGGAAGGTGGGTACGGTGGAAGGTACGGAGCTGATCACGATAGACTACGAGGGGATGTACTGCGACGAAGCACTGAAAGCTATTGCCGAAAAGGCCGGCGGCAAGGTGGAATGGTGGATTGAGGGGCAGACGGTGAACGTGTGCCGCTGCGAGCACGGGGAAGAAATCGCCCTGGGGTACGGCAAGGGGCTGACCTCGCTGGAAAGAGACACCAGCAACACGGCCAAGTTCTACACCCGCCTGTTCCCGGTAGGTTCGACCCGCAACATCGATGCGGAGAAATACGGCAGTCCGAGGCTGATGCTTCCCGGCGGAAAGAAGTACATCGAGCAGGGTGTGGAGGAATACGGCATCTATGACCATTACGAGCAGGAAGCCTTCAGCGGCATCTTCCCCCACCGGGTGGGTACGGTGAGCTCGGTACGCAGCGAGGAGGTGACGGACGAAGAAGGGAACAAATTCACCATCTATTACTTCCGGGACGGGGAACTGAACTTTGACCCCAACCTGTACGAACTGGCCGGCGAGACCAAACGTGTGTCGTTCCAGACGGGCGACCTGGCCGGGCTGGGAGAAAGCGATGACCACTACTTTGAGGTGAACTACGACAGTGCGGCAAGGGAATTTGAACTGATTACCATCTGGCCCTATGATGACGGCACGCAGCTGCCGGGCGGCAAGCTGGTGCCCCGATCAGGCGATACCTATATTCTGTGGAACATCCGGATGCCGGATGAGTATTACCGGCTGGCCGAAGAGGAATTTGCGGCAGCGGTTGAGGAGTACAACCGGGACCACTGGCTGGACATTGCCGCTTACAAAGCCCCGACAGACCCGGTGTACATGGAGGAGCACGGCATCGACCTGTTTGTGGGCAGACGGGTGAAACTGGAGAGCCGGAAGTATTTCCCGGAAAAAGGCTACCGGCAGAGCCGTATCACCAAAATCAGCCGCAAGGTGAACGAACCCGGGCAGATGGACATCGAGATAAGCGATGCGCTGCAGGTGGGCAAGTTCGACAAGGTGACGGACAGCATCGGTGCGCTGAAAAGCTATACGAAATCAAAGACGGAAGGCGCTGCCCTTCCGGACATCATACGAAGCTGGGACAAGACGCTGCCCACGGACAACAACCTGTTTTCAGCGCGGCGCAGCCAAAAGGAGTTTCTGAACAAGAACCAGCCGGACACGGCCAAAGAGCCCATCCGCTTCCTGAAAGGTGTGAGCTTTGGCGAGGCTGCCGGCGGCAAGCCCTGCGGCAGCGTGGACGGTGAGGGCAATGCCGAGTACCTGACTGCCGTGATCCGCGAACTGCTGCGCAGCACGGAGTTTGTGGACGGGCTGACCGGTGAGGGCTGGCAGCTGTGGATTGACCAGCTGACGGGACTGACGAACCTGACGGTGGACAAAGTGACTGCCCGGCAAAGTCTGGTGGCGCTGGAACTGCTGATTGAGCAGGTGCGCAGCGTGTGCGGCCAGCTGGTGGTGTCGGCAGCCAACGGCAAGATCAAGGACGTGGTGAAGCAGGGTGACAACTACCGCATCGTGTTTGAGCAGGAATCGGGCTTTGTGGCCCATGACCTGATGCGCTGTGCCGTTACAGGTGGCAAGAAACTAAAAGCATACTGGGTGGAGGTGGCCTCGGTGATAGCCGGCGGGGTGATGGTTCCGGTTAGCGAGTTTGGCGGGGTGAAGCCGGAGGCCGGCGATGAGTGCGTGCTGATGGGCAACACGGGCAACCCGCTCCGGCAGAACCTTATATCCATTGCGGCCACGGAGGACGGGCAGCCCCGTATCGACATTCTGGACGGGGTGAAGGCCAAGAACTTCAACGGCTGCCTGCGCTGTCGGCTGGGCAAGCTGGACGGCATCAGGAGCAGCGCTTTCCCGGCAGACAACCAACCGAAGGGAAACGGCCTGTATGCTGACAACGTGTGGCTGAAGGGTACGTTCGTGTTGATGACGGGCGAGGACATATTGACACGCTTTGAGATAACCGAGGGGAAAATCCATTCGGCTGTAGAAAGCTTGCGCAAGGAGATACGTGAAGAACAGAGCTATCTGGACAACAGCAGTTTTGCCGACGGCATGGACAAATGGAAGACGGGCAGCAAGGCCACGCTGTTCACCCTGGGCGGACGCTGGATCTGGGCGAACGGCGGTCCTTACGGAACGAAGCCGGACGGCCATGCCGAGATACGGACCGACGGCAAGGTGCCTTATGCCTATATCCGGAACAATTACATCATGCAAAGGCTGCAAGACTTCCGCCTGGTACCGGAGTACCGGCAGACGAACAGCCAGGGTGAACGGGTGCCCGGAGTGGTGTATCTGTCGTTCAGTTACCGGGTCATCAAGGCCGGAAGGCTGAAAATCGAATTTGTGAACGCTGACAAGACCGGGTTTGAGAACTTCAACATGTTTGGTCATGAAGAAGACCTGCCCGTGGGCGGTGAGAAGATGTTTACGCTGGACGGACTTTGGAACGGCACTGGCGACTTCAAGCTGTCGTTTACGGGCGTGATTTACATTTCGCTGCTGGTGCTGAGCACCAACAGGGCAGATGCACTGGCTTATAAGTACCGGACGCTGTTTGAACAGAGCGACAAACTGGTAAAGATTGCAGCAGAGAACTTTGATGCCAATGGTAAGGTGATAGAGTCGTCGAGCATCATTACGACAGCGAAGTACAATGTTTTGATGTCAAAGTATTTTGCTGAAGACGGGTCGTTGATTAACTGTTCTGGGCTGGTTACGAACAGCAACTTTGCCGAGCTGTTTGCCAAAGGTGTAACGGAAGAGGGCCTTGTGAAGACTGCCGACATCAAGGCTTTTGTGACGAAGGATGATGTGGGAGAAATCATAAGCGGTGTTACGATACGTGCTGACCAGATACAGCTTGAAGGGCTGGTGACTGCCAATAACAACTTCAAGATACTTGAAGACGGAAGCATAGAGGCCCAAAACGGAAAGTTTACCGGAGAAATTGACGCAACAACCGGCAAGATAGGCGGATTCAGTATTACGTATGGGCACATCGGCATTGACCGGGAAGGAGATAGAAACGGCATGTTCCTGTATGACACGATGATAGGTTTCAACGGGGATGACATGCAGTCTATTATCGGAACCTGGTCTAATTTGGGCACATATCTTTTGGGCAGGTTCATCAACACCAGAAATGACTTTGTCAACTACGGTCTGGTGTTCGATGTATCAGGAAGCATGAGTGACCGGAATTATGCTTTTGTTGGCAATGGAGACGGTATATTAAAGGGCGTTGTGGAAGGCTTCAAACTGAACTGGATTTCATTTGCAAAGGATAATGAAGCCATATATATCAATCTGAACAAAGGGAAATATGTGGAAGTCAATGTTAACTATAAAAATTGCGTGCTGATGCTTCCCCTTCTTTCAGAATTGCGTACAGCTTTAGGCCTAAGTTCTAAATCGACTGACGATATTGCAGTCAGACTGACTGTAGTAAAACGCAGCGGAACAAATGTAAGGGTGTACGGAAGAACCAACCAGGTAACGATAAATGGTAGCTCTGTGGACAATGATGAACATCCCTATCTGCGAGACAACAATTTTGGGAATACCCAATATTGGGAGATTGGCAACGGGGATACAGTTGAATTCCTGCTTACGTTCAGCGGGAACGAATATAATGCCTATACAGTGAGTATTCATCGATAAAAACTATACGAGTATGAAATTGAACTTTAAAGAATTCAGCATTCCTTCCGGAATCAGCATCAGCAAAAGAAACTGGCAGACTACTGACGTGCGTGAACAAGTGGCAGACTTGCTTTATACCCATGCCAACGGAATTAAGGCCCATCGGCTGGCCTTTAAAATACTTGACAGCAACGGGGATGAGGAATACAGCGCTGAGGAGACAGGGATGGTGCGGTATGTGATAGAGCAGTTTTGTCTGCCCTGTGTAATAGACGGATTGAATATACTTCTGCAGGAAGAAAACAATAAAAACGAATGAGTATGGCAGAAATGACGCAAGAAGAAATGGTTCAGGAAGTGCTGGACCGTGTGCTCCAGTCCTCTACCGGTGTGGAGGATTTGGAAACTGTTACCTCTCTGAACGGTGTGAAATCACTGCCCGGCGAGAAGGACGGGAAAATGGTGAATGTACCCCTGGAACTGATAGGGAAGCCTGCGAGCGATGCCGCCGCCCGAGCCGAGGCTGCCGCCAAGAAAGCGGAAGGAGCCGTAGCCGGGCTGGAGGAAAAGACCCAGGCCGCCACGGAAGCGGCGAGCAAGGCCAACGAGGCAGCCGGCAAGGCTGAGCATGCTGCAGCCAAGGTGGAGAGTACCACTATCAGTGCGATGAAAGGGGCTACGGTGCGTTTTTCAGGCTTTGTGGACCAGGTTACGACAGAAATATCGAGTGCAACACAAGCGGGTGGTGCCGTGGTTTATGCCCGGAATCTGAACCAGTTTGTTTACCGGCATAACGGCAAGTATTACACGAGCTGGATGGTGAACGGAGTGCCAGGGATGGGCATGTATAAGGATGAGAACGGTGTATTGCGCGATAAAGTGTATATCTACGGGAACAGCCTTTATACTGCCTCATTCGGCAGATTGACCCTTTTTTCCCATCGGCACGAGGTGATGAGCGAAAGCGATTATGAGGCTATGGAACTAAAGGATGGCGACACGATATATCTGACATACGAGGAGGAATGACATGATAAAAAAGGGATTGAAGGATATAACGGGCGTGTACATTGGACAGCGTGCGATTTCGGCAGTGTATGTCGGGGCAAGGCTGGTGTGGTCTGCCATAAGCAGCTGCTTCGGCAGCGGGTTCTGGCGAGGCGACAAGCCGTGGAGCCGGACCGACGGGTGGCGAAGAAATAAATGAACAATGACTAAAGCAAGATATTATGGCAAAGAAGGTATATGACCAGGACGGGCTGGACATGCAGCACACGAACTGGAGCGGTGATACCGCAACCGGCGGGCTGCCCGTAAGCGGTCGACTTGTAGAAAACTATGTGAAGAGCATCGACGATAAGGCCACGCCTACCGAAGAACTGGTGAGCGGGGAAACGAAGGCTCCTACAGCCGGAACGGTGTTTGATGCAATGGTGGGTACGGTGACGGACGTGGATGTGCAGGACAGCGAGGACGGCACCCAGTACGTGATGACCGTCAAGCAGAAGGATAACCAGGGCGGTGAGAGCTCGAAGGAGGTGCGCTTTTCAAAATACACCGACGACGACAAGGTGGTGGTGAACATTGACCTGACGGACAGCGGCGGGGCGGGACTTCCCTCCCAGCAGTACCTGGCACTGGGAAGCGGCTTTGTGGTGAAATACTCCGTGGGCGTGGGTACTGCCGGTGGCGGTACGGTGGACGGCTATAGTGACCTGAAAGCCCGCGTGATCGTGAAACGCGGTTCGACCGTGATCAGTGAGTTTCAGGATGCGGAGTTTGTGGGTGTGACAGCCGGACAGGCTTATACCTTTGACGCATCGCCCTACCTGAAGGATGCCACCGCCTATACCGTGCAGGTGGAGGCGCAGGCTACCTACCAGGGCGGCACGCTGATGAAGACGGCCACGGCCAAGGTGACCATGGTGGCCATGGCGCTGGAGACGACCTACTCGGTGGGCAACGGACTGGCCGACGGCGGGTACCGGAACGATGTGAACATCCCCTTTACGGCCAAGGGTACGAGCGGCGAGAAGAATATCTACTACCGCGTGAACGGCGGACAGGCTTTTACCCTCGGCCTTTCTGCCGGCAGCGGGGTGCAGCAGAAGAACGTGACCATCCCGCTGACGCAGATGCAGGAAGGTACGAACGTGGTGGAAGCCTACGCACAGCATGAGAGCTCCGGTGTGGTGAGCCAGGTGCATTACATTACGCTGCTGAAGGCAGGCGGCGGTGTGACGGCCTATGCGGGCATGATGTTCAGCCACCGGGCTGCGGGATTCCAACGCGACTGGAAACGCCCGGTGCTGGTGGCAGAGCAATTCACGGCATGGAGCTTTTCGTATGCCGGCTATGACCGCGATGCGTACACGGCCCGCGTGAAAGTGACCCACCAGGGCAGTGCGGTGAAGGAAGACCTGCTGCAGCGCGGCGAGACTGGCAGCTACGGGCGGACGAATGTGAACGTGGAACCGCTGGCCTACCGTGTGTCGTGCGGTGATGCGGTGCTTGAGGTGCAGGTGAACACGACATCGCACCCCGACATTGAAGCTACGCTGGCACCGGATGCGGTGTGTACGTTTGACGCCTTCGGGCGCAGCAACACGGAAAACAACCCGGCAAGCTGGGTGAGCGGTGACAAGCGGATGGAGTTCCGGGACGTGTTGTGGAGCGTGAACGAATATGGTGCAGGAAGCGGCTGGCACAAGGACCGCCTGTTGCTGGCCGGGGGTGCTGGCATGACCCTGACGGCGGACGGCGGTTACCGCCCCTTCAACGAGGCGGACAAGCCGGAGGGATTTGCCATCCGTGACGTGGGCATGACGCTGGAGATAGAATACAGCACGGCGAACGTGACGGACACGAATGCGGAGCTGATTACCTGCCTTGGTCGTCTGTCGAACGGCAACCGGTACGGGTTGATTGTGACTCCGGAAGAGGCCAAGTTCCTGACTGGCGTGGTGACCGAGGCAATGGATGCCGGACAGATTCTGCGCTATGAGGACTCGGTGGGTACGAAATTCCAGCCGGGCACGAATATCCGCATTACCTACGTGTTCTACCCGAACGTTCAGACGAACGAACAGCGTACGCTGATCGGCTTCTATGTCAACGGTGAGGAAAGTGCCGCCTCTAAGTGGCTGGACAAGGTGAACTTCGACATCCTCAGCCAATTGGAGTTCAAGTCGGTGGGTGCGGACTTGAGTGTGAAGAGCGTGCGTATATATGACAAGGCGCTGACATCTGATGAGGTGCTGAACAACTACATCGTGGACCGCAACCATCTGGAAGATGCCGACGGGGAACCTGGCGTGCGTTCGCTTGATGAGGACAACCGTGTGCTGAACGAGGGTGACAAGGTTTCCATAGACAAGCTGATAGGACTGATGAAGAAACGGCATAACTCCATTCTTGTGGTAATCGGTACAGGGTCTGTCGGCAGCGAGGTTCCGAGTGAGAGTGATACGCTGAACGTGCTGGATGCACTGGCCCAACTGAATAATAAAAAGGCGAACAAACTGATCCAGGAACTGCGCTTTTACAACGGGGAGAACCGCTCGCTGGACTTTATTGCACGAAACTTCTTCGGACGCATTCAGGGTACGTCTTCCGTAAACTATGCGCGAAAGAACTGGCGTTGGTATTTCCAGAAGACGGCTCCGGGCTATGCAGCTACGATGAGCTATGGGGAAATCGACGCAAACGGCAAGCAGAGCAGCCCGACGGCTACGGAAGGAAAGAAGAACCTGTTCCGCCTTCGTACGAACTCGGTGGGGGCGAAACTGGCGTGTCCGAAGTGTGACTTCTCAGACTCATCCATGACCACCAATACCGGTGGTGCCAAATTTATTAACGATGGGATGAAGGAGATGGGTATCCTCACCCCGGCACAGCAGTATGTGGCAGACCACTCGGACACTTGCAAGGACGACATTCGCTCGGCCATTGACGGTTTGCCGTGTGACTTGTTTGTGGCCAAGAGTATCGACGAGGAACTGACGTATTACGGCCAATATAACATGAACAACGAGAAATCAGACTCCTACCCGATATTCGGGCAGGATAAGACGATTGGCGGTGAACAGTGGGGCACCGGTGACACCTTGAACTACCTGCAGGCGAACGGCGATCAGCCTAAGGAATATATCCCTATCTGCATCGAAACACTGAACAATTCGAACGACCTGTGCTTGTTTCACTGGCTTCCCTCAACGGAGCCGGACCATACGGACTTCATGGACTTCAACTTTGACAACGGATTTGAGTTCAATCACCCGAAAGATGTGTTTTGGGCCGATGGCGGTGGTGATGCCGAGGAGGAACCGAACCTGAAGGAGCATCTTGGACAGAATGACAAGTACGATAAGATGTACAAGGCGCTGGACCGCATGATGGGATTCCTGTACCGATGCGTAAAGGAGACACCTGCCGGAAAGAATATGACATACAACAAGGAGTCGCACACCTTCGACGGGGTGGACTACGAGGATGACGGCGACAAGTTCCCGACGGCCAAGTGGGTGAGCCCTACCTTCCAGAAAGAGGCTGACAAGTATTTCAACCTGGCTAATCTGGCGGCTTATTACTTATATGTGCAATTCAATCTGGGTGTGGATCAGCTTGCAAAGAATATGCTGCTGCGCACATGGGACGGTGTGATGTGGTGGATAACCTACTACGACGGGGACTGCCAGTTGGGTAGCGACAACAAGTCGTTCCTGACAGGCAAGTACAACGATAACCGGCAGACAAAGCGCGACGGTGCCTACGTGATGCAGGGCCACAACAGCTGGCTGTGGAACCTGATGCTGGGCAACAAGATGCCTTTCATGGAGGAAATCATGACCAAGGGTGTGAAGGGCGGTACGAGCTTTATGAGTGCATTTTCCATTCAGAAGGCCTTGGACCACTTCGATACGGAGCAGATGAAGCGGTGGTGCTCGCGCTTGTACAATAAGAGCGGACTCTTCAAGTATGTGTACCCGTTCTTGAACGAGATGCCGGTGGGTGCGGACGGTGCTAAGCAGACGTATCCGCAGATTTACGGTCTGAAGGGTTCATTGAAAGCGCACCGGAACTACTTCATTCAGCGCCGGTACGACCTGAAGCAGGTGGAGTACGGCTATGTATCTACGCTTGGCGCCCAGTTCTACCAGAGTACGGCATCGCTGGACAAGGCTTATAAGCTGCAGCCGATGCAGTATCGGCTGACTATTCCGTACCGTGTGCAGATTTCTACGTCTAACGGAGTACAGGCAGACAGCGGTGTGGTGGACGGTGATGTACTGCATACGCTGCAGATGACCCGTTCGTTCGGCGAGAATGACCCGCTGAAGATTGTCGGTGCAGCTAAAATAAAGGAACTGGTATGGCATGAGGATGCATTCGCAATTGGTTTCAATTTTGGTTTGCTGACGAACCTTGTGAAATTGGACATGAGCGTGGAGAAAGCCAGCGGGTACCGGAACGGTTCGTTCATGGCCTCGACGAACGGGATGCTGCTGCTGGAAGAAGTGAACATGCGGAATAACCAGCTTGCTCGGAACGGGGACAACGGGAACGTGGCGACCCTGGATTTGAGCTGGCAGGGGCGGCTGAAGAAACTGGACGTAAGAGGTACGGGGCTGACCCGAGTGAAACTGGCCACCGGTGCGCCCGTTGTGCAGTTATGCCTGCCGGACACGATCGAGGAGCTGTTTCTGGAATATCTGACGAAGCTGCAGGACAGCGGCCTGGTGCTGGAGGGCATCAACAACGTGCGGGGCTACCGCTATACGAACTGCCCCGGCATCGACGGGTTTGCCATGCTGGAACGCCTGCATCAGGCCAAACTGAACGGCAGCGGCAAGCTGGAGCGCTTTGTGCTGGAGATAGACCGGGAAGACGACGGAACGCTGCTGAAGAAGTATTTCGATTACGGAACATACACGCAGACGGGTGCGGTGGATGACCGGCATTCGGGCCTTCGCGGTAAGCTGACGCTGACGAAGTATCTGGCTGACGAGGAACTGGAGAAGTATGCCGCCCGTTATCCGGAACTGACGATCAAGCAGCCGCCTTATACGATGATTGAGTTTGACGACAGTGTGGCCGACGATGCCAATGTTTCGAACCTGGACAACAAGACGGGGTACAAATTCGGCAATACGTACAAAATGAGCGGGCATGTGAATGCTATCCTGTCCAAGCGCCACCGCGTATTGGCCAAGGTGACCAAGATGCCCACGAGCCGGAAGGTGGAGATGGCCGGGCAGCAGGTGGAAGTGAACAACCCGGACGGGGAGATGACCTATTTCCCCCTGCATGACGAAAGCTCGAACTTCTATGCCGATGCGGAGGATATGAACGACTGCACGGTGGCGAAGCTGGACGGCAGCGAGGGTGACTGGATGATGTATGAGCCGTTCTACTGGAGCAAGGGTATCAACGATTATCTGAACAACAAGAAGTACGCCTGCTACAGCAGCTATCCGGAGGATGAAATGCCCCCTGTCCCGGAGGCAACTATACTGACGCTGGATGCAATCAAGGAAACGCAGGGCGGATGGCTGGGTGAACGCAAGATCATGAGCGGAAAACCTACGTTGATGGAATCCTATACGACTGACAAGGCCTATTCGGTTTGTAAGGTGGATGTATCCGGCTACAGACGTGTCCGCTTTCCGAGCGTTCCCGGTACGGGGCTTATCGGCAGTGTGTTCGTGGATGATGCAGGAAGCATTCTGAAGAGCATTGTGGTGCCGACCATCGGCTTGAAGTTTGAGGCGGGCATGTATCTGATAGCGGACGTTCCGGAACGTGCGACAGCCCTGCATTTCTCCATTCTGAACACGGCTGAGTTTGACTGCGTGGTACTGAGCAACAGCAACAAGATAGAGGACATGGAACCGGATTGGGTGGCCAATGAGGAGCATCTGTGTGCCGTTGTGGGCAGTTCGGTGGTGGGCAGCAAGCTTCGTGCCTGCATAACCGGTACCTATACAGCCGGAAGCATGACCTGGACGGACTTCCACTACTACAGCCAGCAGCGGGGCATGCAGCAGATAGATGCGCTGATGCACAGCCGCATTGCGAATCTGAGCTATGCACGGTACGGGCGCAGGGACATGCAGGAACAGTGCGGTGCCGGGGAGCATAATTACAATAGAATAACGGGCGGAACGGCAGAGCATGGGATGACAGATACCATCGGCTACGATGAAGCGTATGCCATCAACAACAAAATCACGAATTCGCTGGTTGACGGCCTGGTGCACCAGTATGCCTGGTATAAGAGCCGTGACGAATACGGACAGGAGACTGTGGTGCAGGTGAAAAATATCTGCTGCCTGGGCTATGAGGACATCTACGGCAACAAGTATGACATGATGGACGGCGTGGATTTGCCGAACGACAGCGGCAACGTGGGCAAATGGCGCATCTGGATGCCGGACGGCACGGTGCGCTGGGTGCAGGGCAAAACGGCCAGTGACCAATGGACAACAGGCGTGGCACACGGCAAGTATATGGACCTGGTTCCGGTGGGTAATCTGAACGGATCGTCTTCTACTTACTATACCGATAAGTACTGGATAAGCACCGCCACAGTCCGTGTGGTCTATCGCGGGTGCAGCTATGCGGACGCGTATGGCGGTGTATCGAGTGCGAGTGCGAGTGGCGATGCTTCGATCACGCTTGCGCATGTCGGCTCGCGTCTGGCCTTCCGCGGCAAAATCGTGCGGGCGCAAAGCGTGGCAGCGTATAAGGCGATACGCGAGGTGGCGTAAGCGCAAAGCGCTAAAGCGTGGAGCGAAGCGACTAAAACGAAAGAACGGGATTCGGATGGTTTCCGAATCCCGTTTAAAAGGAATTCAAATACCGGCGAAGCCGGTCGATTTTTTTTAGAATTAAAGACAGAATCGTTATGGGAAGAGTTATTGATTTTTTGAGAGAAAGTAACCGATGGAAGCATCTGTTAGGCGGATTCCTTGTAGGTCTGCTGGGAACGCATCCGGTGGTAGCCCTGTATGCAAGTGCTGTGGCGGCTTCCTGTTTGGAACTGAAGGATAAGCAGCATGGTAGCTGTTGGGACTGGATAGATTGGGGATTAACCGTGCTTGGCGGCGCTTTTGCTGCTCTTTTATGGTTATTCTTCTGAGCATTATAGACTTCTTTTTCTTTGAAATAAGTACCTTTGTAATTGGTAGAGCTTCCCGATAGTCCGTGTGGTCTATCGCGGGTACAACAATGCGAACGCGAATGGCGGTGTATCGAATGCGAATGCGAATAACGATGCTTCGAACACGAATGCGAATGTCGGCTCGCGTCTGGAAATCTAATTAATCGGCGTACAGCACCGGGGACGTGTCCCCAATGCGGTGCCGAGGGAAGCAAGCCACAGCAACAGCACCCATTAGGGTGGAAAGCTGAAAAATCACGCGTCGGGTGGAGTTTGGTAGGCTGTTATCAGTTCGAAGAAGTCAGGCCCGGGGAAAGGAAGGCCCTTATCTTCCGTATTAACAAACCAACAGCAGAACTGTATGCGCAGGGAAGGATATATCATAGAGGAAATCATCGAATACTCCAATATGTCGGAGGCATTCGATACCGTACTGCGCGGAACGGATCGTAAAGAGTCCACTCAAGGGGAAAAACTGCTTGCCCGTAGGGAGAAGGTTATATCCAAACTTGCTGCTGCCATTAAAAACGGTTCGTTTCAACTTGGTGGATACCATGAGACGGAAATCAAAGAGTATGGCAAAAGTCGCATCCTGCAGATTTTATCCATGTATGACCGCATCGCAGTATATGCCGTAATGAACGTTGTGGACCGTCACCTGCAGAAACGCTATATCCGGACTACCGGGGCCAGCATTAAACGCCGTGGCACTCATGATCTGATGCACTGCATACGTACCGATTTGCAAAAAGACCTGGAGTGCACGCTGTATGCCTACAAGTTTGACATCCGCAGATTCTACGACAATGTGCGGCAGGATTTTGTGATGTGGTGTTTCCGCAGGGTATTCAAGGATGAAAGGCTGTTGGTGCTGCTGGAGCGGTTCGTGACACTGCTGCCGGAAGGTATCAGCTTTGGACTGCGCAGTTCACAAGGAGCAGGCAACCTGCTTCTGTCTGTATTTTTAGACCACTATCTGAAGGATAGGTACGGGGTTCGTTATTATTACCGCTATTGCGATGACGGACTGGTACTCGGTAAAACGAAAGCGGAATTGTGGAAGATTCGTGATGTTATTCACGGGCAAATGGAGAAAATAGACTTGGAAATCAAGCCGAATGAACGGGTATTCCCTGTAGAAGAAGGCATTGATTTCCTTGGCTATGTTATTCGTCCTGACTATGTGAGATTGCGGAAACGTATCAAGCAGAAGTTTGCCCGGAAGATGCACGAGGTAAAATCGAGAAAAAGACGGCGGGAATTGATTGCCAGTTTCTACGGCATGACGAAACACGCCGACTGTAATAAGTTGTTTAAAAAATTAACAGGCAAAGAAATGAGAAGTTTTAAAGACTTGAATGTTGCTTACAAGCCGGAGGACGGCAAGAAGCGATTTCCCGGCGTGGTGGTAAGCATCCGGGAACTGGTAAACTTACCGATTGTAGTGAAGGATTTTGAGACCGGTATCAAAACCGAGCAGGGAGAAGACCGCTGTATTGTGGCCATCGAAGTGAACGGCGAGGCAAAGAAATTCTTCACCAACAGCGAGGAAATGAAGAATATTCTCGCACAAGTGAAAGAAATGCCGGATGGCTTCCCGTTTGAAACGACCATCAAGACAGAGACCTTCGGCAAAGGTAGAACCAAATATGTGTTTACATGAGAAGAGTTGAAGGAAGTGCCGGTGTTTCGCTGATGGAATGCACGAACCCGGTTAAAGACAAATGGCGCATCCGCTGGGATGTGCAGGAGAAAGAGAACGGCTCTGCTTCCTACATGGAAGAGGAGTTTAACCATAAACCTACCGGCGAGGAAATTCGCACATTGGTTATGTCCTGGTATAACAGCCAGACTGATGCAGCTATCCTGTCCGGATTCACCTATAAGGGTGCTCCTGTATGGCTTTCTGTGGCGAATCAGTACAACTATAAGGCAGCATACGATTTGGCCGTTCAGACGGGCGGAGAAACCCTGCCAGTGACGTTTAAGTTTGGTTCGGATGAACAGCCCGAATACTATACTTTTACCCAGTTAGATGAGCTGAAAGACTTCTATACAAAAGCAGTAGGATTCATTCAGAAAGTTCTGGCTGAAGGCTGGAAAAAGAAGGATAAATTCAAATTGGATTTGTACCGGATTGAGTGATTGAAAATCCCCTCGGGGGTGGGATAAAAAAAAGCCCCCGGCCTGTTAAATAGTCGTCTCACTTACTATAAAACCAAAAACGCTCAGAGCGCACGACCGGGGGCCAATACCCTCGTTCGCGCTCTGAGCGTTTGTATTTTTTTGGATGGCGAAATATTCGCCTAATAAGTGAGACATTGCAAATGTACAAAAATGATTGGATATGACATTATTTGAAGCACTAAAATTTAATAGGAAGCCCCTCGAAATGCTTATAAGTTTAGGCGGAAAACAAGATGATCTTCGATATATAGACCTGTATTCGGAGTACGAAACGATGAAAGACCAGGGTGAAAAGACCACTTATACAGTGGCATTCTTGGCACAGAAGTATTCAGTAAGTGAACGTAAGGTGTATGACATTATCAAGCGATTTGGGAAGCACTGCACGCTCTGTGCAGTGTGATTTGAGTATCTGACATACCTTATGCTGTCTGATGAGGCTACCTTTGCACAAACCAAAAATGAAATAGCTTATGAATAAGTATTATCAGACATTAGAAAAGATACTCCAATATGGGAAGACCCAAGAGAACAAGAAAGGGCACATAAAGTATCTATTAAACGAGAGACTCATCCTATCGCCAGCTGATTTACTTGATATATTTGAAAGCCATGGTATAGCAAGAAAGAAGCTGAAAGAGGAATTAAAACTATTTATGCAGGGCATCCGGGATGTGGAAAAGTACAAGGAGGCAGGTATTACCTGGTGGGACTATTGTGGCCATACCCTTGTGAATAGCTACCCAACTTATTTTGAAAAGCTGCCACCGCTTATTTCGAAAATAAACAAGGAAAAACGTAATAGTAAGAACTATGTCCTGTTCCTTGGTGAAACAGGCGTGGAAAGCAATCAAGCGCCTTGCCTTAGCCTTGTACAGTTTCAGATAGATGATGGGAAACTGGTCGTATCAGCGTATCAGAGGAGTTCTGATGCCAGCCTTGGGCTCCCAGCTGATATTTATCATTTGTATCTAATGACAAGACAGATAGAACTGCCTTTGAAATCCATTACACTTGACCTTGGCAATGTGCATATATATGAAAACAACATAGACAAAACAAAGGAACTTCTTTCTGGAGGTGAAAATATTAAATTTGAATTGAACGTATGA